TCAAGAAGGGTAGGTGAAAAAGCGTGCATAATCAGACAGAATGGAAGGACCATGTGACCCAGTTTCCGAACCGAAGGATCATAACAGACAACGGCGACGGAACAGTCACAGTAACAAAAGCGCAGGGAGAGGTTATCCAGCAAGGAACCCCTCAAAGCGCGACCAACTTCAACAACGTAGAGAACGGGATCCAGGACGCCCATACGGCCTTTCAGGTATTCCTGCATTACTTCATGCAGTTTGACCGCTGGATCAGGCAGAAGGTGGCGGACTTCGCGGCCGAGTTTCTCAATGAGATACAGACCGTAACCCTTACCAACACCCTGAAATTCCCGTTCAACGACAGCGCCTACACCGTTAGTTTAGCGACCACCAGGAAGACCCTAAACTACGATGTGAGCTGGGAAATCGTCAGCGCAAACGGCAATGTCGGGGACATTACCGTGTATGATAAGCAGCTGAACGGTTTCAAGATTGCCTTTGATGGCAGCGCCACAAGCGTAACATTGAAATTAAGGATTAAAGGAGGAATGCTCGTATGAAGGTAATTGAAAAGAACGAAGGCCCCAAAATTGCCTATGAAGAAAACGGAACAAAAGTAGCATTTGGAGACGATGAGCTCACCATTAATGTTGCTAAATACCAAAGGGACTGGCCAGTGCATATTGACATCTGCAGCAACAGGGACAAGCAGCTGGTAATAGGCACAGGAGAAGGCCTGTACTATGTAGCACAGCTTGATATCCCTGAAATCAAATACACAGAGCCGGAGAATGAAGAGGAAACACCAGAGCCTCTGCCAATAAACATGGACGAGGTTACTTTGACGCTCTGGAGCCTTGAACATCCGGTACCAGCAGAAATGTAAAGGAGGACTGACAAATGGCTAATTTTGATTTGGTAAATTTAGCACTCAAAGCAACATGCCCAGGCAATGAAATCATCCTGGATGATAAAGGACTACCCAGTGTAATGGTGCGCATTCCTAAATTCAAGATTAAGGACGTTATCGACGGCGGGAGCGACAGCGTACACCCCGCTTTTATTGTAAATAGTGTCGAAGTTCCAGAAATTTATATTTCAAAATTTCAGAACGTGATCCATAATGGTAGAGCTTACAGCTTACCAGGAGAGGACCCGACTGTGAACGTAAACTTTGACACTGCAAGGCAGGCCTGCGAAGCAAAGGGACCAGGCTGGCATCTTATGACAAACGCCGAGTGGGCGGCCATTGCATTGTGGTGCCGCAAGAACAATCTCATGCCAAAGGGAAATAACAACTACGGCAAGGACCACACCGAGAGCACTTATGTAGCAATTCCCACCTACTATGATAGCGGCAAAATCGCGAGAGTAGCGACTGGAACAGGCCCTGTCACATGGAGCCATAACGGAGAAGTAACCGGCATATGGGATTTGAACGGAAATGTATCAGAATGGGTGGGCGGATATCGCGTCAAGGACGGAGAAATCCAAATACTGCCCAATAACGATGCTGCAGATGCAGATAACAGTCAGGCAGCAGATAGCACAAAATGGAGAGCTATCATGCCAGATGGATCTCTTGTAGATCCAGGAACGCCAGGAACATTAAAGTGGGACTACACAGCTGACCCTGGAACGGTATCAGCAGAAAAGCCCTTCAGGCTAAATACCGTACTTGAGTTCCAACAAACAGTAGAAGCTCCATATGGTTCAATGGCATTCCATTCATTAACTGCAGCAGACGGGGTAACAGTTCCGGAAATCCTGAAAGCACTCGCTTTATTCCCTGCTGACAGCGGAGATCACGGAAGCGACAGAATTTACATGCGTAACATCGGAGAAAGGCTCGCGTTTCGCGGCGGCGCCTGGGACAGCGCGTCCGGCGCCGGCGTTTTCTACGTGTTCGGCGGCAATCCCCGTTCGAACGTCCGCACGTCCGTCGGGTTCCGCTCCGCTTTTATTCCGGGAATCTGATATCTGGGACCCTGATAATCTGGTTTAGGGAGCCGCAAGGCTCCCTTTTCATATTCAACAACGGAGGGTTTAAATGGAAGAGCTGAAGATACTGCAAAAGACATACGACATGATCAAATACGGAAATCAGTGCCTTCTGCAATTCCCAAGAGCAGAGCGATATGCCCTCGCGGCGGAAATTAAGCAAAGCATGTATAAAATTTTGCGGCTGATCATCCAGGCAAACAAGCAGCGAAATAAGAAGCAGATCCAGATGGAAATAGATACGGAGCTGGATGTGTTGAGGACCTTTATCAGGCTTGCAGCCGATAAAGATACTAAATACCTACCTCTCCGGAAATACGAAATCTGGAGCAAGCAGCTGAACGAAATCGGCAAAATGCTTGGAGGCTGGATTAAAGCCACAAATTAAATACACCACCGGGGATAGGTCGTTTAATTCGAGGGTGCTCGCGTATCGCGGCGGCAACTGGAACAACACGTCCAACGCCGGCGTTTTCTACGTGAACGGCAACAATCCCCGTTCGAACGTCAACACGAACATCGGGTTCCGCTCCGCTCTGCCCCCATACGTCAGAAGCCTGGCGCTCACGTGGCACCAGGACGGTACAGGGGGACAAAGGGATCTATCTCCGTGCCTTCAGAGATAGCAGGAGGCAAAAGATTGAATTGCCGAGAAGACGACCGGTAGGAAACGAAAGCCGCCACGCTCGGCGCACTTGTTTAATTGGAGGGATGGCATACTTGGAGACACTACGAAATATCTACCCCATCATTTATGACTTCGAGAACCTCCATAAAGCATATCTAAACGCCAGGAAAAACAAACGGTACCGAGGCGATGTACTCGAATTTACCGCACATCTTGAAGAAAACCTAATTCAACTACAGAACGAACTAATCTATAAAACCTACCGGGTGGGCCGGTACCGAGAGTTTTACGTTTACGAGCCAAAGAAAAGGCTTATCATGGCCCTGCAGTTCAGGGACAGGGTGGTCCAATGGGCTATATACCAGCACCTGAACCCATGGTTTGATAAGCAGTTCATATACGACAGCTACGGCTGCCGAGAAGGGAAAGGCACCCACCGTGCAGCGGATCGACTTCAATACTGGATAAGACAAGTAAGCAGGAAGGAGGGACGGTATTATTATTTAAAGCTGGATATTTCAAAATTCTTCTACCGGGTAGATCATGCGGTTTTAATGGACATTCTCCGGAAGAAAATCGAGGACAAGGACCTGCTGGATCTCCTCGAAAAAATTATCAACTGCGAACATACAGCATTTGGCCTGCCGGCATTTACGGACCCAGAGGACTGTTCCAGGGAGGACAGGCTCTTTGATAAGGGCATGCCAATAGGCAACCTGACCAGCCAGCTCTTTGCTAATATTTATTTGAACGAGCTGGATCAGTACGCAAAGAGGGAGCTGCAGCTGCACTACTACATACGCTACATGGACGACATCATCATCCTTCACAACGACAAGCAGTACCTCCGGGCAATAAAGGACGACATCGAGAACTTTCTCTGGGAACACTTAAAGCTGAACCTCAATAAAAAGACAGCAATCCGGCCAATAAATCAAGGTATTGAGTTTGTAGGCTTCCGGATCTTCCCTACCCATCGAAAATTGAAAAAATCCAGCGTTAAGAAAATGAAAGCCAGACTGAAGTATGTAAGGTCCGCGTATGAACGCGGCGAAATTGACGAGGAAAGCCTGCGGGCAACGGAGGCATCTTATCTCGGAGTAATGAAACATTTCAACAGCTACGGATTACGGAAAGCTTTGGGTTTTGTACCACCAGAGCAATCGGACGGGGAAGAGAGGTGAAGATTATCGATGCAAATTGACATGGTAGCGGTCTTGGCATTTATGGGAGTTCCGAGCGCTGTGACCGGTTTATGCTTCTGGGCAATCCAGAGGAATATAACAAAACGGGACGCAAGGAGGGATGAGCTGGACAAGGCCAGAGAAAAGAATGAACTCCTGCTCATTAAGGGAATAGGTGCTGCAATCGCCCTGGGAGAAGCTACGGCCCGCGCAATAAAGGACGGGAAATGCAATGGCGAGCTCACAGCAGCACTGGAATATGCCCAGAAGGTAAAGCACGAGCAAAAAGACTTCCTAACAGAGCAAGGAGTAAAAAACCTGTATTAGGAGGCATGATCATGAAGAAACGAACCAAAAAGAAGAGGAAGATCGCCTATTCAAAAATCATTTTTGCTGGAGTATCGATAATGACCATCGCAGTGGTCATTTTTTCATGCAGGATGATTTATATCACCGGCGACCTTTCGCCGCTCGCATACCTTATACCTTCAGTTTTTGCCGAGCTGGCAACGGCCACCGGCTTTTATTACAAGAAGGCAGAAAGGGAGAATACAAAGGGCGGCATTGTTTACGACTCTGCAATGTCAGAGCAGGTGAACAACGAGGAAATCTCGGAATAGGAGGGTTATACTATGAACCTTAAAACTTTATTCTTAACTCAAAACAACTGCTATAAAGCAGGCAAAAGGCACACGGTAAAGGGAATCATGGTTCACAGTACCGGTGCCAATAACCCGTGGCTGAAGAGATACGTCGGCCCGAATGATGGACTACTGGGTCCAAATCCGAATAACAACCACTGGAACACACCGACACCAGGAGGCCGTAGCGTCTGCGTCCACGCTTTCATCGGGAAGCTGCAGGACGGCAGCATAGCAACATATCAGACCCTGCCATGGGATATGGTAGGATGGCACAGCGGATCCGGCTCCCTTGGCAGCGCAAAGAACGCAAACAACAACGGATATATAGGCTTCGAGATCTGCGAAGACGGCCTCACAGATCCGGTTTATTTCAACCAGGTATACCAGGAAGCCGTGGAGCTTTGCGCGTACCTTTGCAAAATGTTCAATATCAAGCCTGAAAAGCCATGGCTTATATGCCACTGTGAAGGCCATCAGCTGGGTATAGCCAGCAACCACGCAGACGTTATGCACTGGTTCCCGAAGCATGGCAAGAGCATGGATACATTCAGAGCAGATGTGGCCAAGAAACTGGCCGAAGGATCCACAGGACAAGCTGCCGGCCATCCCATCATAGGAAAGGCAACGGCAACGGCAGCACAGGCAGCAGAATGGGCCAAGAAAAACGGAGCCACTGAATTATTCATCAGCCTGGCCGAGACATTCTGGAAGATCGCGCAGGCTGCAGGAGTAAACCCTGTGGTAGCATACGCCCAGAGCGCAAAAGAGACGGGATACGGTCACTTCAAAGGGGTTCTTAATGAGAGCTTCAGGAACCCATGCGGCCTGAAGACAAAAACCGGAGGATCCGACAATGACCCGAATGCTCACCAGCGCTTCAATTCATGGGAGGAAGGAATCCAGGCCCAGGTAGATCACCTTGCACTTTATGCAGGAGCTCCCGGATATCCCAAGACAGGGACGCCAGATCCGAGACACTTCCCATACCTTAAAGGTACAGCACCGAATGTCGAAGATCTCGGAGGTAAATGGGCGCCTTCAGCAACATATGGGAAAGACATTGTGGCTATGATGGCCAAACTTGAAGCGACCGCTGCACCGGCAGCGCCGGCACCACAGCCACAACCAGACATTATGTATTATGTCCAGACAGGCGCCTATTCAGTCAAGAAAAACGCCGACGCTCAATACTACAAAGTAAAGGCAGCCGGATTTGATGCCATAATCAAGAAGTCAGGGAACCTTTACAGGGTCCAGGTCGGGGCATTCAGCGTAAAGGCCAACGCTGACGCATTCGCTGCCAAGGTTAAGGCTGCAGGTTTTGACACCTATGTAACGACAACAGGCGGCACCCAGGTAGCTCCAGGACCGGCTCCAAAGGCTACCGAAACGAAAACCATCAAGGTAGGCAGCAAGGTCAAGGTTAAAAATGGAGCCAAGACATACACAGGAGGAAGCCTGGCCAGCTTCGTTTATAACACCGTTTATGACGTGCTGCAGATAAACGGTAACAGAGTGGTAATAGGCCTTAAAGGTCAAGTCACAGCAGCCATAAGGCTCGAAGACTTGATACTTCAATAAAGAGGAGGAGTTTCAATGAAGGAAATATTAACAACCCTTGTCCAGGTCGTAGTTATCCCGGCCATACCAGTACTGGTCACCTACCTGGTGAAATACCTGAAGGCCAAGGCAGAGCAGACCACGACCAAGATTAATAACGAGCTCATCAGGACATATCTCCAGGAAGCGACAGATGCGGTGCTTCAGGCCGTCACTTATACGGCCCAGACCTATGTTGACACCCTGAAAAAGCAGGGCAAATTTGACAAGGAAGCGCAGCAGACGGCATTTAATACAGCAAAGGATATAGCCTTAAAATTGCTCACAGACGAGGCCAAACAGATGATAGAAGACCTATACGGAGATTTAATGCTATGGCTCGAGACCAAGATCGAGCAGACAGTCAAAGAGCAGAAGACCTTCACCATGGGAGTGCTGGAGCCAATCCCAGCAGAGGAATAACACAGACAAGGACCGCCGGGTATTTATTGTATCTGGCGGTCTTTTTTTTATTGACTATTAACCAACGGCGGTTTATAATGTTCTCAAATATTGAGAATTGGAGTGGTGATAATGATAAAGAAAATTAAAACCTTTGATGTGAAGACAGAAGAGCAGGAAAAGAGAATAGACCGCAGGATGAAAAGGGAAGGCTTTAAGTTAACACACCGGAGCCAGAGCAAGTTCGGAATTTACCTCATTTACGAACCCCAAAACAAATAAGAAGGAGGCAGGATCCATGACGAAACAAGAGTTTAAAAATCTCACGAACCGAGAATTCACTGACAAGGAGTACGAAGCAATAGAAACCGTTTATACCTTCCATCCGGCCATAAGCGAGACAGAAGGCAAGAAACAGATTGCCAGCCTTTATGACACATTCGGGTTCAGGATCATAGCCGACATGCTGCCAACGGCAATCAAAGCAAAGGAAATCGAGGAGCAAATAACCAGGAAGAGGCACGAGCTGGAGGAACTTCAGGAAGAGCTCAAAAGGTTAAAGGACCCAAGTATATAACGCCGGCGCCTTAACAGGTGCCATGCCCGCAGAGCCTGCAGCCTCCACGCGGCGCGGGTGGATAGCCAACCAAGAGCAGGCAAAATAAAACGAGGAGGAAAGAGCATGGGATATAGGGATGAGTGGAACGGGACCAAGAAGGAACTTATAGGTCTGATAGAGTTTTGCATCGACGACATCAAGAAGGAGCTGGACATCAATATCAGCGACAAAGACATGCGGAAACTTTTCTGTGAAGCATTTGGCCGGAATGTTGTGCAGGCCGAATTAAGAGAGATGATAGATTATATCCTCGACGAGGAGGAAAAGGGCGAGAACGAACGGAAGTGCAGAGTTTGTGGATGCACCGAGGATAACGCCTGCGAAGGCGGATGCTACTGGGTAGAAGAGGACCTGTGCAGCAAGTGTGCAGAAAAGATGGAGGAGGAGTGACCATGGGCAAGCCTTACTACGAGCTGGACCAGGAAACCAGACACATCATCCTGGAGCTCCAGAGGAAGTGCATAGAACTGAACCTGGGAAACGTCAGCTTTCATTACTACCACACCAGGGAGATGGAGGAAACAGAGTTTTATTTGATTGAGTACAAGGAATACTGGGAGCTTGTTGTAAAACAACGATGGGCCAAAACAACCGACATTTACAGGATTAAAGACGGAGAGATAACCTACCGGTATTCAGAAAAGGATTGAGAGGAGGATCGGACATGACCAACGCAGCGGCAATCGGATACATGATAAAGGCGGCCAAACAGGCCAAGCTGGACAAGAAAACTATTAAGCAGCTGGAAGCCTTAATGCTGGAAGAGATGGACTTTCACACCGAGGAAGAGGCAGAACAGGAATATTACAATTTTTGAGGAGGAATGAGGAATGAAGGATGTAAGATGCAGGATCGCCGGTGCATTGTACGGCGTAGCAGTAGGGGACGCTTTAGGAGCTCCCCTGGAATTCATGAGTAAGGAGGAGATCTTCAGGAAGCATGGCCGGGTAACCGAGATGATCGGAGGAGGCTGGCTGAAGGTGGTACCAGGTGAAGTCACCGACGACACACAAATGACTCTGTGTGTGGCCCGCGGTATCTGCAGGGACCCGGACAACCCGGTACCGGAGATAGGGAAAGAATTTATAACCTGGTACGCTGGACGACCGAAGGATGTCGGAGCCACCATCAACACGGCAATTCAAAACAAGCTGGTAGGCGAAATTGAATGGATTGACGCTGCCAGGCTGACACATGAGCAAATGGGAGGAAAAAGCGCCGGCAACGGAGCGCTTATGCGCACGGTTTACCCAGGCCTTTATTACAAAGACACCACGGTGGCCGTAGAGACGGCCGGAGCCATAGCACAAATGACACACTGGGATAAAAAATCAACAGAGGCTTGTATTTTATACACGGAAATGATAAACTTAATTATCGAATCGGTTAATAAGGAACAGGCCCTGCAGATTATAAGAGACGTGCTCCAGGGAAGTGAATACAGCCTGAAGACCAGGAAGCAGCTCAACCCATCCGGGTACGTCGTGGACAGTTTCAACTGCGCGCTTCACAGCATAGCAGCAACCGGAACCTTTGAGGAGGCCATAATCGAAGCGGCCAACCTTGGAGGAGACGCAGACACCATCGCGGCCATCACCGGCGGTCTTGCTGGCGCGATATACGGATACAGAGAGATCCCGGAAAGATGGATCCAGGCCTTGGACCCGAAGATCAGGAAGCAGCTCGACAGACTCGTGGACGCAGCGGTAAAGAACCGGGAGGCGAGTTGCTAATGACAAAAGTAGTCCATTGTAAAAAAGAGAAATACGATATTTATATCGGCAGACCCAGCAAATGGGGAAACCCATTCAGGATAGGAAGGGATGGGACCCGAGAGCAGGTCATAGAAAAGTATCGTCAATGGATAAAGGAGCAGCCAGAATTGCTCGCAGCCTTGCCAGAGCTAAAAGACAAGACACTCGGATGCTGGTGTAAACCGAAAGCGTGCCACGGCGACGTGCTGGCGGAACTGGCTGACGGGATAGGAGGCAGATAGTATGGCAGGATACGGCAGACCACTAAAAGGCAGAACCAGGCGCGTGCCGATTACAGTGCACACGGCTATAGGTATACTTGAAATAATCGACCAATACGTCGAGGAGAGAACCCAGGAAGAGAAGGCTTATTCACGCTCGGATTTTTACAACGAGGCAGCCAGACTTTACCTGGAACACCTGGGGAGGTTGCCCGAAGAAGAAAAGGACCCAGGGGAAAAGGAACCGTACCAAAATCGTACCGAAATTTTTCAGAAATAGAAATATGGGTGATAATATAAATAATACAAATAATAAAAACCACTAAAAAGCACCTGACATAACACAAGATAACTTTCTATTATCGAATGGGAATAACAGCAAAAAATCCGGAAACCAGCATGAAACCTGGTGTTCCGGATTTAATTTTTATGAAATCGTACCAAAAGCGTACCACTTTTATTTTTTAGGTCATTTTTTCTACTTTTTTGAGATTTCTTTTTCTACTTTTTCGAGATCCAAAACGACTGCTGAAGGAGTTTCATTTTTGATGGTAGCATGCCGATTTAGATCAGCAGCAACCTGCTCCATCTTGTTTGGATACAGATGTGCATAGGTAGACATGGCTACCTCGACGGTATCACCCAGGCGCTCGGCCACAGCCACGATGGAATAACCCAGCTCAACCAGCAAGGCAGCATGAGAATGGCGGAGATCATGAACACGGATCCGTTTCACGCCGGCAGCCTTGGCCGCCTCATTGAGAGCACGCCCCAGAGTTCCCTTCTGGAAGTAGAATATCCGGTCATGCTCGTCGATATCATACAGTGCATTGATATACCGCATGACCTCATCATAGAGGAAGTCCGGCATTGAGACATCCCGGTAACTATTGTCGGTTTTAGGAGGCCCGTTCTTATCTTGGCCTTTGCGCCGGTGGTGAGTTTTTTCAATGCGGGCAATCTTTGAGGGAAGGATATCGGCAGGCTGCAGAGCGAGACACTCGCCTTCACGGAGGCCCAGCCAGTACATGAGCATAAAGGCAACACGGAAGCTCCAGTTTGTAACGTGGGCCATGGCCTGGTTAAATTCAGACAAGGTCCAGAATTTCATCTTCCCGGCTTTCTTTTTACCCATGAAACCGGCAGGATGGCACGGATTAGACTTCAGGTTATAGAACTTAACCGCATAATTGAAAATGGCCGACAGCCGGCTATTTAACGACCGGATATAGGTTTCAGAATACTTTTTCCCAGTCCGAGGATTTATAGCGGACATGACGGTATTCTGCCAGTTCCGGATCGTCACGGCGTCAATTTCATTCACCGGGAGCTCACCGAAGTAAGGGAGCAGCCACTTGTCGATGATGGAATCCTGCGTGCCCTGCGTGCCTTCCCGGACAC